TTATAAGTCATTTTCCAACTCCTCAATTAAATCATCGATAGAATAAGTTATAGGATTTTCTTCAAAGCGTTTTAAAGCTTGAATACCTGTTTCATAGTCCAATTGATCTTCAATTTGTTGCGCTAGTGCTGTCTTGAATAATTCAGATAATGTTTTGCCTGTATGTGTAGCGTAGCTTCTGAAAAGCTCTTCCTCTGCACTGTTCAGTCTTAATGATACCATTGCCATATTCTTCCACCTCTCTTTGTTTATCTGTAATACATTGTATAACATAAAGAAGAATCAGTCAATTATGTACCCGTATTGATATACCTTGTTAAGGTCTTCTAACACTGTATTATTAACATTTGTATCTATTGCTTTGTTATGATAAATGAGCATTTCTTTTTAGCACTCCATCCCTGTAAAGCTCCGCAAATTCAAGTAAGGCTCTTTTCTTAGTCTCATAATACCAACTTTGGCTTCTGTTAAGTTCTTCCATAATGTCCTGTTGAGGTTTTTTCTCACTGACTAAGTAACACTCAATCAGTATTTTTCTGTATTCTACTTTAGACAGTCGGTTAATGGCGTGCTTGATGGCGTCTAGCTCCTCTAGGGCGCATTCTCGGCTTATTTCAAGGCGTTTTCTGCGCATGTAATGGTAATCTATATCAAACTGGTAAAGCTCGTTATAGCTTAAATCAAGGCTATTGGCGATACGTTGCCATCTATGGAATTCTTTCAGCTTACGAACAGCGTTCTTCTTGCTCATCTAATACCTCTAAGGCTTCTCTATGTAATTTAAAAACGGTATTCCTTGAATAACCTAGCTTGTCGGGTATCTCATCCCATGATAAGTCATCCACGTATCTAGCTTTGATAACAGCAATCTGTCTCTCATCTTGCAATGTGGCAATCATGGTTAGTCTTTTATCACGTTCCTTAGCTAAATATAAAAGTTGTTTAGCTGTACCTTTTTCGATGCCATTTAGTAACTCAGGATTACGAAAAGCATTCATCAGCCTGATGTCCTTGTCTCGTTGTTCCTCAAATAAGGTCATTAAAGCAAAAAGTGGTTTCAATTCTTTAAGTTGTTCTTTAGCGTTCATGAAAGCCCCCAATATGATATAATTTATTTAAGCTTAAATTTAACCAAGGAGGCGTTCTGCATGGACGTCTTTTTTGTGTTTTATTTGTCCGTTTTGTAACCTAAACATTTTTATAGTACTTCAATTTCGGCTTATAAAATCGTCTCTAAGCGTTTGTTAGAGCTGGCAATATAAAAAAATATCAACTCACCATATATAAGCGCTAAAATCATGCTTAATTTTAGCCTTATGGGAATTAGGAGAGAACATTATAAAAAAGGGGGAGTGTCCTCATGACTCCACCCTGGCTATTATCCTATCCCTAAGTTCTTTATTCTGACTAAAGGCCACAATATCTGGAACATCAAGCGTATTATCTATTGTTGAAGCATAATTAACCGCAATAACCCATGAAGTAAAGATGTCATCAAAGCTTTCTTCTATTCCCTGACCGTCTGAAAGTTTTTGATTAATGTGTTCTAACCGCTTTAAAATATTATTTTTCTTTACCATCAGTCATCCTCCGGAATAATATCCCAAAATATAACATAACCAGCGGGAATAGTATTTAAGAAATGTTCTGCTTCCTCTTCTGTTTCCAATTCTGCTATGAGCTTAGTTTCTTTGAACTTAGGAACATGGTCTTGTTTCTTTATCTGATACTTGTCATCTTCATACTCCACAAAGACAATTCCAGAAGCATTATCTAAGCTATGTAATCGCCTTAACTTATCAACTCGCTTTTTTAAGTTACTGGCCATCTTCAAACCTCGCTTCTAGCTCCTCAACCATTTCTACGATGTCATCTAGTTCATGAGCCTTGTATGCGGCATTTAAGATTGTCTGGGCTGACTGTTGCCTTGCGTACGGACTAATAGACTTATCTAGCGCAATCTCACGTAACACTTCTACAGCTTCGATGCTAGCACTCTGCAATAAAGCTGTCGTCTGTTGCATTAATTCGCTACGATAGCGACGGAAAGCTCTCTTGAATGTAATGTCTTTCAGGTATTTATGTGCTGTTACTCTGCCAATACCTGCTCTTTCAGCTGCTTCCGTAATGGTTTTGCTAGTCACCATCGCAGCCATAAACTTTTCTTGCTTAGGCGTTAGTCTCTTATCGATAAGAATCCCCCCTCTTTTTGTTTAGTTTCGTTTCTAACTTAGAATGTTATTCTTTTTGCTCTTCTGCTAAAATCACGGTTCTGATAATTTCTTCCAATTCCTCAACACTGAGATATCCTTTAGGATTTAGTTTACTTCGTATGTCGTTAATTAGATTTGTAATAACCTTGCGAACTCTTGAAGAAAAATACATATCATCAGGATATTTCTCAAGAACTATGATCCTGAATAGTAGATGCTCTAATTCTGTGAAATACCCTTCTTTCAGATATATCCTGATATAATCTAACTTCATAAGACACCTCTAAAATAGCGCGCCTTCGACTTTATCGTAATCACCTTCAAAGAAAATTTTCCCTTTAAAATTACGTAATAAATCTGATAAGTATCTACTAGCATAAATTTCAGGGAGTCGCACATCTCCAGTTTTAATATGATTTACATTTCGGTTCTTAACGTCTTCCAGAGGATGCTTAATGATTGGATCGCTAAACTTGCGATCAGCATTCAGAAGATCTAACACAGCTGTGTGATAATGAAATTGTTTAGCAATCTTTTGACGCATTTCTTCACTATCATTACGAGACAACAACATCTCAATATATTGATATTCACTCGGAGAAATTGAATTAGGTGTCATTTCTTTCTCTAACTTTTCCCAAGCTCTGTGAGCAGCTTCCACTTCAATTTTTTGAATATCAATACCAAGCTTATGTTGAGCTTCGCCAATCTCTTTAAGACTTTCTTCAACTTTTTTACGCTCTGCCCGATATAAATCGACTTGACCACGTTCTGTGTAGCGGTCGTCTTTTTCTAATTCTTTTACAAAGCTATTGAATTGATCTACTTGCTCACGAGCTTTGACTTTTAAACCATCTAATTCTTGACGATAAGTATCTAGTTTGTAATCATATAGAGCTTCGCCATATTTCTCAATAAAAATACGCTCTTTTTCAGCCTGCTTATCTTCATCAGTGATAACTACATCATCTTTAATGCTTGAAGCCTTTTTCCTGGTAACCCATTGTTCTGTTGCCTCTTCAACCTTAGCTAAAATATCTGCGTAAGTTTTGTTTTGTGGTGTATACATAATGTTTTTCCTTTCTTAAATGCGAAAAGAGGCATACTCAAAAAGCAGTTAAGCCTAATGAATATACCTCTGGTCTGTCCAGTCAGTATTATAATTTTTTCTTCGTGGAAATGTTTATATAATTCACATTACCATCATTAAACACAAGCTCTATGCTCCCATGGTTAAGCATTTCTTGTATTTCTATTTTACCATTTTTCTTAAAATATATCCAGCCTTCTCGAATTTCTGTCTGCATGAAATACCTCCGTTTATCCTAACTGATTATTCTCAACTGCTTTAGCAATCTTCAGTAGTCTATCGCTCTTATCAAAACAACTGGCATAAGAGACGATAACATGATAGCCAAGTTCAACATCTTCCAATACGGACACCTCACAAGCCCATAGCGTGCCTGTGAAGTATCCTAAAATAGCTAACTTAATATCTTGTGCCGTTGGTTGAAAAAATGTCTGATATGCCCAAAATTGATTAAATACTGCCATCTGGTTGCTCAACTTCCTTGATTAATTCGTTTTCTTGAGCCATGTCATCAAGTTCGTCATCCGTCATATCCTCAGGTTGGTTGTAATAGTCCTTGAAGCTGTCACAGATACGCTTGAAGACTTTGTTTAGTTTTCTGTCCTCGGCATATTCTAATAACAACTGATTAGCATGACCTCCTTGGTCATCATTGTGATAGGTGGCATCAACCACTGGTTGCTCATAAGTACCAGTCATATATCCTAAAATAGCATGACAAGCCACTTGTGCGGTGTCAAAGTCTTTAAACGTATAGTGGAATGTGAATGTCTTTGGTGTGTCTGAAAATGTTCTCATATTATTCCTCCTTTGTGATTGCTATAATATCTGATAAATTGACGATGGCAGAAGGAGATGCTACCCAGTTTGGTTGTTGGCCAGATAAAAGATATTTGACCAACTCATTATAAAGGGTGCGGTCTCCTTGTATGGTGATGGTGTTACCACCTCGTGTGTGTAATTTTAGTTTCATATCAGTTACCTGTACAAGACCAATAAAGAAGTTGTGGTACTCATGTCTTCATAATTGCCATAAGTTGCTTCTGAAAATTTGATGTCTATCACAGATACTGATAGGGTAAATTGATTGACCCGATATTCAAAATCATCTAAAGATTCATTGTGTTTTTGATAAAATAGTTTGATTTTCATGTTTTTTCTCCTGTTTTGGCTCAAAGTGGTGGGTGTAGACACAACCCTAAATAAAGTGGTGGTGTGCTTAAAACCGCATGGTTGAGCCGTTTGCCAGCACAACCACCACCTACCACCACTTTTCTATATAGATAAGGGAGAAAAAATAAAAATAATGTAAAGAAATAACATATCTACTAAAAAAATAATTCTCTCTCCCCTATATAGTTATAGGTGGTTATGGGTGATTGTACTCTATCCCTTGATACCACTGGGTTTATACCCCTCACAACCCCTACTGTCTGGGTCATGGCGGTGGTGGTTGGTTTAGCTTTTCAAACATATCAAAGATATTAGTATTTTCTTTTTCTCCTCCTGAGAATTTGTTAAATCGTTTTATATTATCGACTTTATAGCCGGGTATTTTGCGTCCTCCAGTTGTTTGCTTGCGATAACTCTTAACCCCTATCGTCCGCATTCTTTGGCCGGCTTGGTTGTTATTTTTCCCGTAAGTAGAGTTATACAGCTCTCTAACATAAGAGTCACGCTCTACAAAGTCTTTTTCAGAAAGATGGTTAATCAGGTAAACTTGAAAATCATCTAAGTCATCATCGTTCACCACTTCGACCGCTCTCCAATCAAATTTCATGTCATTTTTTCGGAAGTAATCAAGTGATACAAGTAAAAAACCTATCACTCCTTCAATTTTAGGGCTTTTATCCATTTCAGTGAAGGTTTGCCAATATTCTTCAAAGGCCTTTTCACGTTCTAAATCAGTTTCCCCTTCTGGTCTATTCTGGTATTGGATCAACACCGCCCTACCATTCATCTCATCCGACAGCGCAACGGTGCGGTTTGTGTCAATACACAGAACGCTTGTTAAATTAACTGTTCCTAAATTGCCACCAATACTTCTAGCCATATGGGTTTTCTCAGTAGCAATGATTTTAAGTACACGCTCCATTTTATCGCCTACAATATCCCCTTGTTCCGTTGCTAGAGCCATTTCTCCGCCAGCAAAAGCACCCCAAGCATTGCTAGCTTCAAAGCCACCTTTAATCAATAAGTCTAACTCAACATCGATTTTATTAAAGATACCGCTAAGCCCAATATGTCTTAAGCCTTTACCGGTTCTCACACCAGATTTAGAGATAAAGAAATTTTGTTTCGATTTCAGCCCACAAGCGACCTGTGCGATATAATAGGCTTGTAACGTTGCATTGTGCAAGCTATCATGGTCTGCGATAACATAATCTAAAAACTTGCCAACTTTTTTCTTACTACCGATTGCTGCGTGATAATCAACATCATAAAACTTAAAGAAGGAACTATCAGGACTGGGATTGGTTCGGTATAACCTGTGTTCCTTAAGATCAATAATGAAATCTCTCCCAGAAATCTTATAAGCTTCAAGTTGTTTCGCAGGTATAATATTCAAGGTTTGGTGGATTCCTTTCAGAATCTCTAAAATGAACGGGTTATCCTTTTTGAAGCCGTATAACGATTGAATAGTGAAATCATCTAACACTTGTGCTTGACGATTGTTGACGTCATATAACTTGTTGTTAAAGAAAGTAAATCGTCCAAGTAGATAATCAACCACTAACTTAGCAAAAGGCGGGAATTGATGGTCAAAGGAAACCACGAGATACTTTTGACTATCTCTTCCCTTTCCTTTAGATTTTGTTTTAACGTTTCCTGAAATAAACTTATGAGTTCTACCTTTACTCTCACTTAAGTACATGACTTCTTGATTTGAAACAGCATAGGTTTCCCCATTATGGTGTATATTGCTTAAGGTATCCAACTCAATCACCTTAGATAGTTGGCGTTTATAGTCTGCTTTCATTTTAGATTGCCCAAAAATTGATTCAGTCCATTCCATAGATACTAATTTGTCAATGTTTTCTTTAATGCTCATGGGTTCCTTTCTTTGTTTGGTAAAGTTTAGCCTGTAAAGTTATAAAATCCCTTGAAAGTCTGGTATTTTTGGTTATATTGCTATAAATACCGATAACAGTTTCTTGATCATAACCACAACAAAACAACAACTTGGTAAAAAATTGCATATCGTAACGTGACCTAATACCATAAGTCAATAGATAGACGACATAGAACTTGATTTCAACGTAAGAAACCGTCTGGTGCTTCCTTAAATAGCATATTTCTAGCTCTTCAATCATTTCCAAGAGTTCCCCCGTAGCAATTCTAACCTCTATATCCCTAACAAGTTTCCACCCTGCTAAAACAGGTTTGTCTGTAACTTTCACTCGGATGCCCGATAGGGAGAAACTTGTTAAAAAGCTGTCCAAGGGATGCATATACAGTAATTTGAAATACTCGTCCTTTTGGTATGCTTTGGTAGGATATTTATACAAAAAATTGAATATTTTTACGCAATCTTTTGTCATGGTGACCTCTAAATAATCCACAAAGTCCTCCTAGTCAACGCTCAAAAAATTATAAATATCACTTTTACGGTAATACACCTTCTTACTGTTCTCGAATGGCGACTGATATGACTTTAAGCCCTCTTTTTCCCAATTTTTTAACGTGGTACCAGTAATGTCTAGTTTTTCCAGTAGATCTTGCCTTGGAATTAAATCCCAATCATCTTTGTTTTCTAGTTCAAGTTGCCAACGTTTTTCAAGGTAACAGCCCACCTTCTCTAGTAGCTCTAATTCTGCTTCTCGTGATAATAATTGCATCTGTTCCCTCCTAATTGTAATAATGGTTCTGTGATTGAATATAAGCTCCATAGTTTGCGTTCTGCCGTGGTTTAGGTACTTGGGTATCTTCTGGTAAGTCAATCTCTATTAATGGCTTAGAAAGGCTAAGAAGAAGCCCTACAAGCCCTAAAACAATGAATAGAACAAGTGTCTGTGTTGGTGTGAGGTTAAGTTCTTGAACTGTCATATTTAATTATCAATCCTTTTATTTCTTCTCTTGTCATGTTAGGAAAATGGGCTTTTTCACTATCCGTCATGTGTTCCAAAATATATTCAGCAATCGCTTTTAATTCTTCAATACTCCTCATGCCGATACCTCACTTAAATAAGTTTCTAGTTCCCCTGTGTCTTTCTCTGAACAAGGTAAACCGTTAACGGCTCTAAAGACAATCTCTGTGGTTCTTTGATAGCCTAAAGCTTCCCATGCTTCTTCAAAGCTGGTGGCACTTTTTCTGAATTTATTGACGTATTCTGTCATAACGTTAGCAATAATCACCCAAGCAATATGTTGGTTATATAGTCGAGTGAAATAGGCTTCAGCTTTATCTTTGCTGAGTTGTCGATTTTTGAACATTTCTAGCTGTTCAGGAGTGTATCTATCTTTTGAAAAAGGATTTGTTTCTACTCTATATTTCATTATGTTTTTTCTCGCTTAATTATTATTTTCTGTGTAGTTGCTTGTTTCTTATACTAGATTCATGCTAGTTTTAAAGGAGTAGCACCCTGATGTTGATTGTGGTATAATTAAATAAATACCTAACTAAATCCCATACTTGCTTTTTTGTGGTTTTAGTTAATTGAAGTGAAAAGCCTGTTCCTCGCCAAAGTTCAAGGCTTTTTTTGTTACTCTTGATTATTAATTAATAATCACCTTGTTCAATGTCATTCAAACGCTTTTGCTCTGCTTTGCGATTATAGATTAGCACTTTGTCATCAAGCATAAGCGATACGCCTTCCAATACATTGAAAATTTCCTGTGTGACTGCTTCGAACTGTTCACGGTCTACACTAGGTACTTTGTCAGCGTAAGCCTGTGCTAGTTCAGCTAAATCAACACCTTCATTAATCCATTTCTTCAACTCTTTGTAAGTTGTTGCTTTCATAATCATTTCTCCTTTATCCGTTATCCGTGCGTATTATTGCGCTTTTTTTGTTGTCTTATTTCTTAATATTCATCCAGTGTTTCGATGACGTGATATAACTTAGCCATCTTCCACCGTAAATCTTGTAAGCTGTCAACGTTCTGTAAGTCAGTTAACTTCTGCTTGACATAGCTTAAATCATCAATGTCTGGGGTCGGTTGACTGTTTTGGATAAGCTCCCCTTGCATGTAATAGCCATTCAAACGGATTTCTTTGAGAATGTTCTTGACTGCTTTCTTAAACTCTTTAGCTTTAGGTTTGCTTGACCGCATAAGTACTTCATAAAGTCCATGTTCAGTTAAAAACCAGACTTTTGTACCGCTATTGATTAGGGTATTACCATTAGGGATACCCTTTAGTTTTTCGTCTTCATCGACTAAGCTAATCATTTTAGCTACATTCCATTTTCCTTGAGTGGTTTGGCTGTAATCAATCATTTCAGCGACATCTCTAGCCATAAATAACGGTTCTTGAATATCCCCATAAATGTCTAGCTGATGTCCTTGAAAATCTGTCGTTGCAATAACCTGCATAACTTGTCTCATATTGCCATTGACTTCTTCAAAAATACTGACCTGTTTATTCATTTTGTTCCTGCCTTTCTAATAATCTTCTGCTAACCATTCCATGACACTAGCGTAGATACGCTTAGGTGCTTTGTAGTTGCCAGCTTCAATTTTTGATAGAGTGGGTGGTGTTATCCCTAATTTTTTAGAAAGTTCCACTTTTCCTAACTGTTTAACAGCTCTTTTTTTACGAACCTTAACAGCTATATTTTCTGTAATAAGCATATATTCCTCCTTTGCAAAAACCCAATTTTTTTTCGTCTTATTTTTGCAAAATCTATATTAACGCAAATAAATTTGGTTGTCAAGATAAAAATCCAATTTTTTTTCGTCTTATGCTTTTTTGTTTTAATGGATAATGGTATAATGTTTTTAAAATAAAGGAGAATACTTTTGGAAAATAGGCTACAAAAAATAAGAAAAGAACAAACAAATCTCAATCAAAAAGATTTTTTTTGATCAAGTCGTAAATAAGAAATTAAATCTAGACATTTCATTTAGAACATATCAAAATTGGGAAAACCCAAAGAATACAATCAAGCCTGATAAAGCTCAAATACTGGCGGACTATTTTGGAGTATGGCTCCCTTATCTTCTAGGAAATAGTAATATCCGAACAGAAGAGCAAGCGAATTTTTTAGCAGAAATGAACAAGCGAATTAACTCTGAAGGTGATTCATTTTTCTTCGATATGACAGTGACCGAATCTGATGAACACGACCTATTATATAATTACAGACAGCTTGAAACTCCCTATAAAAATCAAGTTAGAAAATTTACTAGAGACATGTGGGAGTTGCAAAAAGAAAGCAAAAACTTCTCTCCAAAATCTCCCTGATACCGACCAGCTCGCAACTAACTCACCAAACAATAATTAACACTTATATTGGCAACCATAGCATTCCATATCATTAACACGCCAGCCTTCCGCCATAAGAAGAAGCCATAGGTTTGTTATTTGTTATTCAAGCGTAACTTCGTAGAGAGCCTTAGAATCGCAATCTCAGCGCTAAAAATCGTCTGATTTTATGGAGTTTATGATGACTCAATAACATTTAGGAAATATTCTAAAAGCTAGTATTAGTATTTTAGATATTTATATATACGTGCAATACCTGATTCACGCTAAAAGCTGATAGGAGATTTTTATGAAAAAGTTAGTCACTTTAGGAGCTACAGTTTTATCTATTCTTTTCCTAGTTGCTTGTTCTAATAATAGCCAGCCAAAAACAGCTACCAAGCAGACAACTACAAAAGAAGTTGTTACCAATAAAACGGAGAACAAAACACCCAAGAATCAAAAATACAAAATTGGAGATAAACTAACCTTCAATAATGGATTGGAAATTACAGTAACCAATGCCGAATTTACGGATGAACGGAATGAATTTGATGAAACAAATCCTGAAAAAGTACTGAAGGTAACGTACAACGTAGTCAATAACACTGATAAAGAATATTTAGTGTCATCTGAAATGGAATTGTATGTTGGCAATAAAAAGATGGAAACTTATCCAATAACTTCAACAACGGAAACATTATCTTCTGGTCGTAGTTACGAAAATGCCGTAACAGGCTTTGGGGTTAACGGAAATGAAAAAATGGAATTAGAAGTTAAGCCAACTTTCAGTATGAGTAATGAAAAATTTGTAGTTGAATTAGACTTGCAATAAAATAGTTTTCTATGTTTCCTGATTTCAATCCACTCACCCATGAAAGGTGAGGCTTTGTCCAACAGTTGGACAAACCTCAAGCTAAAATTTCAATCCTCACAGTTGTCCAACTGGTTTTTAAAGAACCTTCTCCTGAGCTATGAAACGTTTAATTACTTCTTAGCAACATAACTATCAACCATGATAAAACCTAAATACCTAACTAAATCCCATACTTGCTTACTGATGTTAGAAAGGTATTATCATGAACATAAAAGAATACAAAAAGAAGAACGGTACAATCGTGTACCGCACTAGTGTCTATCTTGGTGTTGACCAGGTAACAGGTAAGAAGGCTCGCACGACTATTACAGCTTCAACTAAAAAAGGGGTTAAAATAAAAGCTCGTGATGCTCTAAATAACTTTGCTATGAATGGCTATACCGTCAAAGAGAAGCCGACAGTAACCACTTATAAAGAGCTAACAGCCCTTTGGTGGGAGAGTTACAAGAATACGATCAAACCAAACTCTCGGCAATCTATGGAAGGGATTGTAAGACTTCATATTTTGCCCGCATTTGGGGATTGCAAGCTATCTAGGCTAACTACCCCTGTTATTCAACAACAAGTTAACAAGTGGGCTAACAACGCTAATAAGGGCATTAAAGGCGCATATGCTAACTACAGCTTTCTAAATAATATCAATCGCCGTATTCTACAATATGGCGTTACTATGCAAGTTATTGAACATAATCCAGCTCGTGATGTCATCATTCCTCGAAAACAAAATAACAAAGAACATAAGGTGAAGTTCTTCAGCAATCAAGAACTAAAGCAATTCTTGAACTATTTAGATGACTTAGATTTATCTAGCTATGAAAACTTCTTTGATTACGTTCTTTACAAGACCTTGCTTGCTACTGGTTGTCGGATTGGAGAAGTTCTAGCTCTTGAATGGTCTGATATTGATTTAGAAAAAGGAACTATCAAGGTTTCCAAAACTCTGAATAGATATCAGGAAACAAACACTCCTAAATCAAAAGCAGGATTAAGAGACATTGAGATTGATAGAGCTACCGTCTTACTTCTTAAGCAATATAAAAACCGTCAGCAAGTTTTATCTTGGGATCTAGGACGGTCTGAGACGATTGTTTTTACTCCGTTTACCACAAAATACGCCTACGCTTGTTTGCTTAGAAAAAGGCTTCAAAAGCATTTTAAAGCTGCTGGCGTGCCTGACATTAGTTTCCATGGCTTCCGCCACACCCACGCTACAATTATGCTTTACGCTGGGATAGAGGCTAAAGACTTGCAATATAGGTTGGGTCACTCTAATATCTCAATGACATTGAATACTTATGTCCATGCAACAAAAGAAGGCGCTAAAAAAGCCGTCTCGATTTTTGAGACAGCTATTAGCAATTTATAA